TATTTGAAAGAGGAAGCCCGATAAGAATTGCCTATAACTCTATCAGGGATTTGCAGGCCAGTTTGAGCGGGAAGAAACTTGGCGTTGGTGAATGGGTGGAGCTTTGGAAAGACAACTGGGAAGCTTCCCGAATGGGGTGGTCTATTGGCGCTAATCAACAATCCTACAAACAGGAGTTTCTGGCTCGTGTGGAGGATGGCGAGAATCCCGACCTGGTGGCGATGGAGCTACAAAAGCCGCTTCCTGAATATGTTGGGCGGGCATTGTTTGACCCATTCTGGCTTGTGGGTATGCTAGCCAAGGGCGCAAAGATGACTGGCGAGCTTGCACAGATTTCTGACGAATTATTGGGTGGCGTCGACGAAGTGGCAGAAGTTGTTGCCAGGCATGGAGATGAGACTGTAAGCGTTCTGCGTGGTTCGCAGAATATTGATGAGATCGCTGAGGCCACGGGAAAAGCCAACATAAGAATCGCAAACAAAACTAGCGAGCAGGCCACGGCCTTTGGCCTTGGCGATTTGTGGAGCCAAGGGAAGCGAAGCCAAGCGGCAACAGAGGCGGGCATATTTGGCGAATGGGTTGCAGCTCTAAAACGTAATCCAGATGAAGCAACCGAGATATATAAGAATATGGCCAGGTTGGCATCCGACGATGCGCTGGAACGAAAAGAAGCCATTGCATATCTGGTTGACGCAATGGAGAACCCGGAACCCTTTTTCTCGGAGGGGGGATTAAAATTCGGGCAAATCCTCCGCAAAGTTTTTACAGATGACGATGGCGTGATGAATCTCACTAAATTCGCAGATGAGTTCTTGGAGGTTCAGAAAACAGGGGAAACACGCAAGGTGTGGGAATTCATCGCCACAAAGATGGATGATGCCATCACCAATACATTCCCCACTGTAAAGCAGGCAATAGAAGCTGGAGAGGATGTGCCGTTCTTTGCCAGGCTATTGTCAAGGGCAGAAGAATCCGCGCCAGGAAAAATGAAGCGCGCAGTGAATTGGTTTGCAGGGCGTGCATATATTGGTATGAATCCCGGCGTGGCGGTTCGTGGCGGGTTATACGACCTTATGCAGTCCGTGGTTGATACGGACATGAGTATACTCGCAAAAACGCCAAACAAATGGGCTGAATTGTCTGTAAAGTGGCTGGGCACAGAACATCCTGGGCTTACAAAGGGGTTTAGCAAGGCCCATATTGAAGGTCTGGAAAGAATCATAACCGAAGAAACAGGCTATAAAGATTTGCCCTCATATCTAGAAGCAATCAGGGGGGGCGAGGATGTTCCAGTGATTGACAAGCTTTCACTTCCTTTCGCAAGATTATTGGAAAGATTGGAAATAAGTTCTTCCCAGCGCCTTATTGGAAAAGCCACAGACGATGCCATGCGCCACATTTTACGACAGGATGGCGCCTTCCCCGCAGTGGACGAGCTGGTTGAAGCCGGATTACCGCGCGCCGCCGCTGATGATTTGGTCGACAGAATTATAGCAAATTATGGCGATGTTGAAAAAGTGCGGAATATACTCATGGAAGAGGTTGGGGAGGGGACAATAGATTTGTTCTCATCGGGTAGATGGCTTGATAAGGGTTCCAGAACGATCTTGAACGAGTTTGGCGTGATGGATGAGTTTCTGGAGTCCATCAAAAGCGGCAAATCCATGAATAAGATTCTCGATGATTTATGGCGCGTTCGGGATGACTTGTTTTCTAAAGTAGATAACCTGAAGAAGCAGCATGTCCAGGCTGTTATTGAAACATTAGACAGCCCAGAAAATGTTGCGCAGGTGAATCGGGGGCTGTATGAGGCAATAGAGGATGGTGCGCCGCTTCAGGACATATTGAATAAAGTAAACGACAAATTCAAGATTGACAGAACGACAAAAGATGCTTGGCAGCAGGCCAGTACGGATTTAGCCAGGAGACTTGAAAACCATTTTAGAGCAAATGGAAATCTTGAAGCCGCAAATGCTATATTAGATTTACGCGCACAGGGTCTTTTCAAAGAAGTGGGGCAATCGTTTTTAGAAACTACTGTAAAAAATCGGCAGCTAATGGACGATGTGCCAAAGTGGGCGGAAAGAATAAGAAACGCCTCAGATGAAGAACTCCCTGCGATTCTTGATGAGGTCGAGGAACTATTCAACATAGATGATTTGCCACGCAATCGCAATGCAGCCAATCAGTTATGGGAGATTATGAAGGGGGACAGACAGGCCCTGAACTTCAGGGCTGCGAGAAAGGCAACACAAGCTGAATTTGATAATCTTGTTCGCAGGCTTGATGATGCTCTTGGCGATTTTATAGATAGCGAGACACTTGATGAAATTGTGAATGCGTCTGGTCAGGTTGAAAGAGCAAGGCTTCTTGAAAGGCTGGCTGTTCAATTTGATGATGCCGTGATGGTGAATGGAGAATTAAAACCACTGGCTGAATACACACGGGCACTCCTGGCTTCTGGGAATGTAAAGGATGCTATCAGAACGTTGGCATCTTATACACGACTCACGCCTGCATCCAAGGCGGGATCATCCCTATTTGATAACAAAATTCTTCGCGTATTACAAGAAATGGGTGTTGAGGCTGATGATCTGTCAAGGGTTGATCCATCAGAAGCGTTTGACGCATTACAGGAATGGAGGAATGCAAAAGGTTTAACAAGGCAGGCAGATGGGCTGGAGGATTTGTTGGGATACCGGCCCAATACCATCGTTCCAAAGGGCGCACAAGAAGTATTCCGCATGATTGATTCTTACTTCAAGGCTGGAGGGGCGGATTCCGACGAGCTTTCAAAGGTTATTCGCTTCGTTAACAATAATGGAACTGGCGAGCAGATTGATAAGCTCCTTGATATTACAAAAACATCACAGCTATCACAGACTGAAAGAGCGGGAAGGAATCTAACAGACGAGCTTTTTGAGCTTGCGCAGGATGTTCAAAGAAACATACTCGATGATATTGTGGCCGGAACTGGAGGTGTGAGTTCTAAACCCGCAACGGCAGAAATGAGGGGGCTGTTGAAAGCTGCTGGCGCTGAATTTTCTGATGATGTGACACAACGCCAGGCATGGGACATACTTCATAATACCATCACAGAGGGCAAGGCTATTAAAGCCCTGGACGATTTGGCTGATGATGATGTAGTTACGATATACAGGGGTGTGCCTGAGGGGGCTGATATAGCAACAGGACGTGGAGGTTCGTGGACAAGAAGTCTTGAAAGAGCAAAAGGCCTTGGTGATGATATCTACCAGAAACAGGTGAGTGGTGCAGAGTGGAAAGAGGCGGTTTTAAGGACGCTAGAGCAACCAGGCATCGACCCTGCTTTAGAAGCCAAAGCGGGGAGATTCGGTATGGAAGAGGGGATATTTGATCCTAAATTCGCACAGGATGCACAGCTTGTACAGAATGTTGAAGAAGCTATAGGCAGAAACTTATCTGATGCTGTTGAAAGTCTTGTTCCGCCATTTGATGATGGCGCCCCCACAGAAGCCCGCCACATCTGGGAAATGCGCCATCAGATTGATAACGCCTTTGCCAGAATAGAGGAGGGCGTGCGAAACAATTTTGGGTACACACGGCCCGCTAACATGACCGATGAGCTTGTCGGAAAAATTGACGACTGGTTCAGCACAGCAAAGAGTCGCGTAGACGATGCCAGATTAATGTCCTCCAAATACGCACAGGGTGTGAGAGATTTTGCACTCCACGATTACAGCAAGAGATATGGGTTTGATGCTGCCCTGTCCTATCTTTACAACTTTCACTTCTGGCCTTCAAGAACGATTTATAAATGGATGACAGGCAGGGTGTGGAGGAACCCCGGTCTTGTTTCTGCATATATGGATTACAGAGAAATGATGCAGGATATTCACAAGGATGCCCCCGATTGGTGGAAGTATGCAATTAGGGTTGATAATATCCTCGGAATGAAACTTGATAATCCATTATTTTTCCGACTGGAGAATACGTTTCAGCCCATATATTTGATGATGGGGGCTGATTTTGTAGACGACAAGAAGCGCGTAAACTGGTGGTCGACAACGCTTGATGATATTGGAAGGTACTCACCTGGATATTTCAATCCATTAATACAATATAGTGTGGCCACGGCCCTAAAGGCAAAGCAGGAAGATGAAGCGGCGGCTAGGTGGGCTGGTAGACTCCTACCCGCTACTGGATTAATCAAAAGTATATCATCCCTCCTTGGCGCCAGAGAGGGACGTGGCGTGGAAATCGACCCGTCAATCAGGATATTCTCTGGCGAGCTGGGGCCCTATGAAAAAAATCGCGTTGCCAAAACTCTTGCCCAATTTGTAAAGGACGGTCGTTATTCTGAGGAAGAAATCATTGACGCCGCCCGCGCACATTCTGGCCCGGCCTGGGAAGAGGCCATGGCGGCCCAACAGCAACAATATGCCCCGGGAAATATTATCTCCACATTTGCGGGGATAAACACAAGGGAGAGAACGCTTGCCGACCTAGAGGTTGATAAATTCTGGAACGATTATACAACCCTATGGGCTATGTCGGATAATATGACGCCAGAAGAACTGCGGTACAACATGGAAAAGCTAAAACAGACATATCCATTTATGGATGCCCTGCTATTAGGAAGGAAGGGGAAAGAGGGCAGAGATACCGCTTATGCATATGCTGTGCTGTCCAGGATTCAGCCCGGAAAAACGGATGATATATCCGAACATCTCGGCCTTCCCTATGACATGATACAAGAATTCTATGAAAGCAAGGGGGACTTCTCGGAATGGAGCGAAAGCGATAGAGACCGCTTTATGAGCGTGATCGTGGATATGGGCGCATCCCTTGAATTGCCCAACGCCCCAGTAAGAGAAGAATGGCTGGAAGCCAGCACGCGTTATGGGAAGATGCGGGAAGAAGCAAAAAAACTATTTGGCGATGATATCTGGGAAAAGATAGATACTGCTTATAACCAAAAGAAGGTTGGCGCAGGCTCCAGTCAAGCGTTTGATAGATTCTTGGAAGAGAATCCTGATGTTGAGATGGCAATGGACTGGCGTACTCGTTATGTCTTGCAAGACCCCGTGTTAGCTGCATATTATGGTGGGCTGAATAAATTAAGGTCATACTATATGGGGCAGATGTATCAGGAAATAGAAAACGAACTTGGGAGTGATATTTGGGATTTGTGGACTGTTTATTGGTCGTTGCGAAATACGGGTCAGGATGAGAGAGCAAAGGCTTTTTTCAAACAGCATTCGAAGCTTGACAAGTATGGCGACCTGAAAGAAAAGGGGCTGGAGGAAGTCCAGAAGAGAATACTTAAATATGCTGATAACCTTCCCCGGGGAGAGCCAATGCGCCTCCGAGAGGATTTTGAATCCAAAAGTATAGGACAACAGCAGATACAGCAATTCATGGAGCAGCCCGAAACTAAAGAGTTCACCACTTCTGAATGGGTAGAGATGCTGGGGCCAGAACTCACAAGGCTCGCCATCCTGGGTTATGAGGGGCAGACATTGCCTGAAGATATAAGGAATATGCTTGATAATGCCGCGGAGCAGTTTGGGCTGTCGTATGATGAGCTTCTCGAATCCATTGGGAATTCACAATAACACAAAATGACTTGCACATTATTACATTATCATGTACAATACATAACAGCTTACTGAACGCTTGGTAAGCGAACCTTTATAACTTAATAAAAGGAGCAAATATGGCTGACAAAGAGAAGGAGAAAGCGCCCGAAGCTTCTCAGACCGAGAAAAAACCCAATTCCCGGTTTTCGGAGCAAGAGGAAACGCAATCTTCCGCTCAAGCCCTCAAATCCTTCGAGGAGTTTAGTGAAAGATATGGCCCAGCTTTAGACGACTATCTTGACCGCAAGTTCCAGTCCTTCAAAGACACACGACTTGGAACACACGAAACCGAGATAGAACAGATAAAGCAGGAGCAAACTGACATTAGACAAACCCTTTCCCAGTTTCAAGAGCTAAAGGACGAAGGCTGGACTGATGCGCAAGCAATCAGGCTCATGGAACAGAACAAAAGTGAGCCCCAGCCGGCTCAGGAAAGCAAGCCGCAAGCTTCCGATGGGACGGAGAGCGAGCAGGATTGGATGGATAGGGAGCAAGCTGTACTGGATAAGGTTGGCATTGACCAAGACGACGACAGGTTTATTGAGTTCATTCGTGAGACTAATGAAATGTCTGATGATGAGTATGTCCAAGAACTTAAAAGCCGATCTCGTCAGTGGCGGAATGCCGACTTAACAAAACCACAACCGAGTTCCTCCACTGCGGCGAACACGGCTCGTACAGAGTCGCAGCCGCAGCGCCAGTTTAGCGATAAGAGTGCCGAAGAATTGGGCGCAGAAGTCGATACGTTGATGAAAAGCCCAAGGAAACACAAAGAGCAAATTGATGAAATAGTCGCCGAGCTGGAAAGGAGGGACACTGACTGAGAATAGTAAAGCGTGAATGGTGATGTGCTTAAGCCAGAGTTAAAAAGAAACCCATTGGCATTAAGCGATCTCCCCATCACGCAAAAAAGGAGTATATAAATGTCAACCACTAGTGATCTCTCGAATTCAGTTCGAGCGCGATACCTGAACGATTACGTGTCAGGCGCGATGTCACGGATGGTGTATGACCAGTTGGCTTATCCTGTCACTGAGGACCGTGAAAAGTTGCAGCGCATGTCCAGCGTCGTTGTACCTTTCTTGTCTGATATGGGATTGAGTGAACAAACCATCTCTGAGACTGCCGACATCACGCCACAAAAACTGCGAGACGCTACCGTTTCATTGACGCCGACTTCCCGTGCGGATGCTATTCAGGACAGCGAAAAGCTGTTGCTTGAAAGCTACACCGGCTACGGGGCGGCACGATTTGAAAAACTGGGCGAAAACATGACCGCCTCCATCGAAGCCGTGAACATGGATGCTTCACTGGCGGGCAATGTTGTTAATCGCGCCATTGCACGTGCATCTCTTGACGCTGGAACATCTGGCCACAACTTTTCTGATGCAGAAATCTTCGACGCTGGCAACACCCTGAAAGAAATGGGGTGCCCGTCTGTCGTGGATCAGGATGGAATGGCTGTTCCTGATGGCTTCGTTGCCGTTATGCATCCCGATGTGTACTATGACCTGTTGGCTGGCGGGAACGTTGTTTCCATCGCCACATATCAGGACAAGGGCATCTGGTTGCAGGGCGAAGTGGGCTCCATTAATGGATTCCGCATCGTTGCGTCACCGTTTGCAAAAGTGTTTGGAGCCGCAGGGGCAGACAATGCTTCTGTCGCTGCCACCACGCTTTCCAGCGCGTCTAACGCCCTGGATAAGACCATCGCAGTTGCTTCTGCTGCTAACCTGTCCAGCGGTCGCTATCTGACCATTGGAACAGAGGAAACCGGAAGCGCTTTCCAGCACGAGAATGAACGCGTGAAGTACGTGTCTGAAGCTGGTACGACAATCACGATTGTTGGGCGCGGAGCTAACGGTGGGTTGAAGTTTGACCACGCCCCCGGAACCGCTGTCCGCAATGCTGACGCTGTGTATCCCGTTCTGTTTGGTGGCCCGAAATCCGTTGCCAAAGCCTACGCGTCTGATGTAGGCGAATTTGGCGAGGTTGTAGGCCCCAACCGCGACGGCATCGTAGAACAGTTCGTGAACCTCGGATGGAAATGGTACGGCGGGTACGGCATCATCAATGAAAATTGGTTGGTGCGCGGCGAATACAGCTCCTCGCTTGATGCGTAAAGGTAAGGCGTGAGAACGCTTATACTTAGGAGTAACCAATGACTGATGAAACTTGCCTTGCAATGACAAATTCTGGAAACAGATGTCAACGAAAGCCGATTGAAAATGGCTATTGTTCAATTCCGTCTCACCAGGCGCAAGCTGAAGAGCCGGAAGAAACTCAAAAACAGGAAGCAATCTGTGGGCACGAAAATGTCCACGCCCAGTACGATGACGTCGAACATCTTAGATGTGAGCTGCCCGACGGACACAGCGGAAATCACGCCGCAAAAGTCTATGAGGTGTCTTACGGACGGGGTGGCGTGACTGGCGAGGGCAAAAAGGTTGTGGAATGGAGCGACATGGCTGGAATTCCGGTAGATGAGATTGAACCGGGTTTTGGCAAGGAAGAAATCGAATTGGGCAAAGCCGAAGAACGCAGGCAAAAGTTCATTCAGGAGATGATGGAAGCTTAGAAAACAAGCGGGGGAATAGGGTCGCTCCCGAAAGTGTGTGTCACCGACGCACTTTCCCCCGCCAATATCGGTGTGCCGACGGTGCAGGCCGCCCGAAAGGGACGACATAAAGTTTACAGGAGAATACAATGCCTCAGAGCGCAGACAAATCACAATACGCAAAAAATGCCTTTCTTGGAAAGGCCGCCGCAGTTGATGCCGACAACTTCATCAATCCGCTCCAGTGGAAACCGAAGTTTATCACTAAAACCGCGAGTTATACACTGAAAGCTAATGAAGCCGGTTCTATTGTTCTCAACGAGGGCGCTTCGGCTGCTATCGAATTTACCCTGCCAGACACAAACGAGCCGTGGGTTTTCTATTTCTACAATTGCGAAGATGTAGAGATGGTCGTTTCTACCCCAACGGTTAACGAATTGGTTACGTTCAATAACAGCGCGGCAGACAGTGTAAGCATCACCACCCCCACCGAGCACATCGGAGCTGCTTTTATGGTCTTCTGCCCTGGCAATGGTCTTGCTTATGCAGCCGCCATGCTTTCGGGGAACACCCTGACTGTTGTAGATGTCTAAACCTAAACTGGGGGCGTGAAAGCGCCCCTTTTCACTATGGATACTCAATGAGTCGCTGATTTGTGTTAGGTAACGGGCGTCATTGATAGGACGTCGCTTGGCGCCCTTCGCAACGAAAACACAATTGGGATGAATCGCATTCATCTTATTTACGACAAGACTGAATATGGACAATATAGTTCCGAGGTGAAAAATGCCTTACGAAGTAATCAAACGAACGGAGAACCCCGATGTGAAAGGGTTGCAGATGGGAGATAGGCATAAACACTATTTTAAGAACAGCAACGTATTCCGTCTCCCTGACAGGGAAGCCGCACAGGCCCGCGACATCAAACAAAAGTTCGGGCAGGACGGAAGCGGTGATGTGCTTGTCGCAGAGGTTCCTGGCAGAACGACAGGAAGCCAACATTATGTCTCGCGTGTCCCGTGGCACACAGAGGAGTAACAAATGACTGAAAAAAGATTTATAGAAGGAATCGCAGAAACAGCCGTGCCATCTTCAGTATCAGATGGTGAAGATATCAGCGCATGGTTTGATGAATATGGTAGGCTTGCCATCGCCCTCTACAATACCAGCGGGGCAGAAGAATTGCCCGCAGGCGAGAACTTTGTGGGCGAAACGGGTAGGAACGCCACTGTTTTTGAAGAAGTCCTATCGCTTGATACTCTTGCATATGCAGCGGGCGATGTTCTTGCAGACACTCAGGAGTTAACGGCTTGCTTGCGCGAGAATGGCGGAACAGCAACTCTTGATTCCCTCACATTGCTGGATAAAGACGCCCAGGGCATTGCACTTGATCTGCTAATCCTTAAAACCAATGTGTCGATTGGTGCCGAGAATGCTGCGGTATCTGTTTCAGATGCGAATGCTGATGAGATTTTAGGCGTGATTGAGATTGCGGCGGGCGATTATGTAGATTTGGTAAACAGCCAAATCGCAAATAAAAACAACATCAACATGACGCTGAAGGGCGCATCTGGTGCTGATGATCTATATGTCGCGGCCATTACCAGGGGCGCACCAACACATACTGCAAGCGGCATTACATTAAAACTCGGCCTCATTAGAGATTAAAAGGAGCACTTGTGGCTGATACGCTTTTTGATATTGCCTTAGAAGTCTGCCGAGCTATTGGCGAAACACGCTATGGCACAGCGGATTCCGTCGGGACTACGACAACGCTTGTTGATAGCAACCTGGGGGGCGACGATGGCGATTGGGATGACGGCCTTTTGTTCCACATCGACGACAAAGAATTTTCTCGCATCACGGATTATGCAAGCACGGGGACAGTAACTATATTAGACGCCTTCACGGCTGCGACAGCAAGCGGCGACCAATATGCTATCGCTGACACGGAATACGAAATCTCGGACATTATTGCCGCGATCAATCAGGAATTGATGACCGTGTACTATCCCGTCGTTGATACTTCCACTATCACCATCGCTGACAACCAATCAGAATACACCCTCCCCTCAGACTGCCACGATTTGCGACAGGTATATTACGAAGTACAGGACGACGCAGACGAACACCTCTGGGCGAGATATACAGATTGGGAAGTGGAGAAAACCGCCGCTGGATCAGCCGACACACTCATTATCGACTACCACGGAATTGGGAGTGATTACGTCCTGAAACTCATTTACGTCAAGCGGCACGATTCTCTTTACAGCGACAGCGACACATTAGATGAAACGGTGCGCATGGAGCGCGTTGTGCCTGGCGCAGTTGTCAATTTGCTTTTGCGAAGCCTTATGGATATGAACACCGCAGACGAGAATATCGGCGACTTCATCAACATTTGGGAACGCAGAGCGGAGCGAGCAAGACAAATGCACAACCCAAGACTTCCCGGAATTGATGGAAAAGTCATGTCGCTTGGCACGCTCAATCGTACGGCACAAGTGCAGGACATATAACAAAATTGCAACTATCTAGTCTTATTCTGTGCTACCATGGTATAAAACCATTTGGAGGTGCAGAATGAAAAGATTTTTGATATTACTTTTGGG